CCTTGCGTATGTATGGCGATTTTTAATCGCTGATCACACCTTGCGTATGTATGGCGATTTTTAATCGCTGATCACACCTTGCGTATGTATGGCGATTTTTAATCGCTGAACATATGGTTCGCCATACCATTCTCAAAGCGTAACCAATTCAGACCAATACAAAACACCTTGACTTCCCACGTTCCAGGGCAACTTACATCCAACGTCAATCGTAAACTCTGAAGTCTGCTTGCATTGATTGTCCCTGACGGCTGATGCTCACCAGGATGTCTAGCAAACGGATAGCCATAAATGAAAGAATTATGAGCTGTAACTCCTCCCTTATGATACTTTCCAATCATGTTACGGAAATAGGATTCCTCCGCTTCTACTAAATCAATTCCATTGACTTGAATCTTTGCTGCGACTAATAAAGGTGTCCTTGGATTATAGATTGGATCATACTCTCTTTCCAGAACACTTGAATAGTTTGTCCATTCATTGTTAAGAGATACATCCGTGCGTCGAACAAACCAAAGAATCTCTTCCAATGGATGATTTGCCTCTAGAGGTAGCTGAACACGAATCACAGAAGTAGGGTTGGTTGTGGAGGCCGCATATTTCAGAGGCTCCGCGAAATAAAAGGTCTGAACATCCCTGTGCATTACTTCAAACGGCTGTCGTAACATTAAGTTTCTTAGACTTCCATCCAGTAGAGCACCCCATGTTAGCAGTCTAACATTATCTAAGGTTGGCTCTGAAGCAGAAGTTGTAATTGTATAAGGCTCATCAAACTGCTTATTTGTTCTTTCAAGTTGAATTATCTTACGAATAGGAATATCATTACATGTATCTCTGAACCCTCTTGCTTGACGCACAACTTCTGAAAAAGGTCTTAATGTAACATGAATTCTCACAGATCCTTCGCGACATGCAATCAACGGTAGACCCTCCTTCATTCTCGTCCTCTGAAAGAAAAGAGGTAACATACAATGAATATACCCATTCTCTGTTGGAAAGACACGTTGTGGATTCCATCGTAGCAAACGATCCATACTTACAAATCCAGTATTTTCTGCCACACCATATTGAGTATTAAACTCAGAAAATAACTGAGAAAATACCACTGAAAAATCTCCATCAACCTTTTCAATTGTCACACCATCAATTTCAAGTTCTACACTCTGAATTAAAATCAGACCAATCGCATTGGCATAAAACCAGGCCGTTGATGGATCTGAATACTTGGATAAACTTCCCTGAAGCAATAAAACAGTCGTAGGATCTAACCAACTACCCAATTGAAGTTGAAGAGCACATCCTAAAAGAAGATCTCCACATGTCTGTGATGCAATATCAAAACTGAATTTATATCCAAAGGCTGCTGGACCTCTATACTGAAAATCCTGTAAAACAGGAACAAACGGCTGATGCCTTCTTTTTTGATCTCTCGTAAACCATGATTTTTGTGACGTCAAGGGAAAATAGGTATTATCTTGTGGGTCTCTTGGTGTCAAGTCTAGCAATGTTGTAATATCACCTGCTGGTCTCTTAAAGGAGGCCATTCACCCTTTCTAATTAGCATATAAAAGCGTTAGACGCTGCTTTTCCGCTGCGATTGTAGCCCACGTTTCTACAATGGATCGGAGTTCTGTATTAGCGGGTGACGATAAAAGCTCTATATAAAGCGTTGGACGATCGGCTGTTGTCATATTGATTGATCCATCAGGCTGTCTCGTCGATTTACGATTCCGAATATCTCCTAATGTCCAATCCATAATCGCAAGTTCTATTCCAGGATCTCTTTCTGACTTTGCATGTGTGACTAAATCTCGCCAGATAAGAGGTGAAAAAAGAGATTCTCTATCCCTACCCGCCACCAGGAGTTTCAAATTACCATAGAAACTCGCTGTAGGTGTATTAGACAGATTCCAGAGTTGATTTTTCTGTATGGTTTGCGATGAACGGAAAAAAGAAATAATGCGAGAAGTCGGATGAACACCCTCTAGACGACGTGTAATCGCAGCGGTTCCTCCTCTTGAAATCGGTGCATAGTCATTTTGGCTTTGTGTAAAACGATTTTCATAGATTCGTTCAAACGGAATTTCTTGTCGGTTATTCTTCATAGCCTGCTGTGTTTCGCCGTCCATATAGATATGACGTGTTTGGAGTGTAAGAGTCGGTGTCCCAATAGCCGTTCGGCTTAGAGGTGTAAACTGCGAGGGTGCTGTAGTAGAGGAAGTTTGAATCTGGAGTGTAGAAGTCCAAGGAGTTGGTTTGGCTCTTCCATCCGACGACTCTACAATATCTTCTAATCTTCTCAGAAAACAACGAAGACGATAGGACTGCTGGGGTGTTGAATAGGCTGGAAATCCTCCATCCTCAGAACTCTGGCATCCAAAGATTGGAATTTGAAGTCTCAGACGACCAGGAGTTGTATTTCGTCCAATTGAGAGTTGTGTGCCATTATGAATTCCTGTTTGTTTGGCGTCTAGAAAAGCAGAGTTTAGAGTTCCACGTGTTCTGCTACAGGCCCATAATGCATCTCCACTGAACTCCTGAAGTAGAATATTGTCCTGTAAAAACTGGATCTTCTCAAATAAGAAATATCCAATTCCATTCGTATATCCATAGGAGATTCCTGAAAGATCTGTGACAACGGCTTTTGGATTGAGTTCTGCTTGTGTCGGTGGAAGCCAGGAAGGGAGATCAATTAAAAGTGTGGGTTCAATAAACACATCTCCTGCCATCTCAATCTGAAACTCACAACTTCGCCCAAAATCGGGATTATTCAGAGGTGGAAGATTTCGTAGTTCATGAATGTGAGCAGGTGTAGGTGAATACCGATTATCAAATAAATTTTTGGCTTCTTTAGTATCCTCAATGAAATAGACATCTTTATTTCCTCGAGCTACAAGCTCGTATAAAGATCCCTCTATGTTGAAACTCATTTACTATTTCCTTATCTTTAAAATAATTGTAGCGGCTTTACTTGCCTCTGTCGGTAACGTAACTTCAGCATCACGATCTAGCCACGTAAACTCAACAAGATCTTTAAAAGCAGTGCCATTCTTTATCCACTCATTCATGTGGTCACGAATCGTATTATACCCTGGTTCTCTTTCATCAAGGCCAAGCTCCTTTAACTTTTTTATAAGAGTGATTGATTCCTTTACTCGTTCTGTAGTGGATTTTAGATCAGACTCCATTCTAGAATCTAGTAGTGTCTGTCTTTAGGACTTAACTAAAAGGACCCACTGTATTTGTGCAAGTGCTGTTAAATTGCTTTCCTTGATAAAAAAGTTGTCGGTCTGCATAGTCAGTGAAATTTAAGATGATACTGCTAGGTAAAGCACCACATGTGCTAATGTTTACAGTCGGTTGTGTAACAACAAGCTTTGCTTGAATGAAATTAAAGGCCGTGCGGCTTTGTAATTTACGAATAATATCACTGGCGTCCATTCTAACCATAGACCCTAAAGAATGAAGTCTAAAAAAATAAAGAAATGTGTGGAATTTGGTTTTGTCTAGGCAACGTGAGGCCTATGTATGATCCCAAACTATGGGTAAATCGTCTATCAGCGAGAGGACCGGAAAGCATGGAAATTAAAGATCTTTCTTCCTCAACTATGGGATTTACACGCCTCGCAATTAATGGACTCACAAAAGAGGGAATGCAACCCTTTTCTAGAGAGTCTATCCACTGGATGTGTAATGGTGAAATCTATAACTGGAAGGATATTGCTATTACAATCAATCAGTCAGGATCCGACTGTGAAGTCCTCGGAGATCTCTATCTTCAGTATCAGGACACTCTACAATCATTCTTCAAGTCACTTGATGGTGTTTTTTCAATTGTCATTGTCGATGAGGTGCGTGGACGTGCGATTGTTGGCCGTGATCCTTATGGTGTTCGCCCCTTATACATCGGAACGAAGAATCAATATACAATAGTCTCAGAAGGACTTCTGAAGTTTGAACCCTCTCATGTTGTATTTTCAAGTGAACTCAAAGCTCTTATTCCGTTGTGTGATACAGTTACGCCATTTCCTCCTGGCACCTTTCAAGTATGGGATCTGGCTAC